CAGTCCCATTGTGTGCATTCATAAGAAGCATCTCAGGGAAGGAGTCTCCAACACCAAAAGACTTCATATCGAGGTCTTCGTGCTTGAGACGGATGATATGCTTGGAGTGACCCTTGCTCCACTTGCGAGGATTTACCTGCTGGGCTTTCCATGCAGTCCATCCCTCATCCTGAAGGATCTCAAGAATGTCAGTAGTGGGGAGGAAAGAGTATCGGCTGGATACCTGTCCCTCTTCGGGCTCCGTAGCAAAAGCAGCGGGAGCGTAAGTGCGTAGTAGTTCTTCGTTTCTAATCATTCTAGTATTCTCCGTAAGTAAGTTTAAATGCTTCTTCTCTAGTCATTCCAAGTTCTTTCTGCGTTTTGGTCATGCGAAATCGCTTACCAGTCTTAGCAGTATAGTCCTCGATAGACTCATAGAGAGCAGGGGTTGTTGGTGTTAGCTCCTCTTTAGGAGCAGGTTTGGTTTCTTTAATGTCGTTGCCTCTTCCAAAGACTTTATCAAAAGCCTCATCAATGATGTTGGAAAGTGCGTCAAGTGCTGAATCGTCTGTCATAGGTTTTCTCCTTGTGTGCGACCATTATAGCAGATCCGTTAGGGAATACAACAACTAAACTCCAAAAAATTTGCGAAGTTCTTCAAAGCCCTCTGTCTTGGGGTCAAGAAGCAGGGTTTCAAACTCTTTTGATTGGAACTTTTTCCCTGTCCCTGCTACAGTATACCATGCACCGTTTCTCTCAACCATCCCATCAGCCTCCAGATGCTTCAATGTCCCAGCGTAGGGGTTGAGGCCCTCGTTGTACATAAGCTCAAACTCGCACTCCCTGAAAGGCACAGAGCATTTATTCTTTGTGTTCCTGACTGTACCCTTGATCCCCGTAACTCTTTTGTGATCGTCCTTAAGTAGATCACTAGTTTTATTTGAAATACATTTCAGGTTTACGCCTAAGTAGTACTCTAATGATTTTCCACCAGCAGCCATAGTGTCAGGGCTCCCATACATCACACCCACTTTATTTCTAATCTGGTTGATGATGACCAGAGCAACTTTATGCTTACGCATGAGTGGGTTAATCTTTCGCAAACACGCTCCAGTAGACTTAGCTCTAATGGCTCCCTGCATGTTATTACCATCGTATCCCTCAGCTTCATACTCTGCTTTTGAAGGTGACACAGCAATGCTATCATATGCAACAACAATAGGTGTATCTTTGTCAGTCTCACGAATGGTCATAATCGCATCCTCGATAACTTGGAAACACTCTTCCAAAGTTTCAGGTGCAGCATAAATCAAACGCTTGGGATCTAAACCCAAATGTTCAGCAAACTCAGCATTATACGCATTTTCACTATCGACCAAGATAGTGTAGTGGCCTTGAGTTTGTGCCTCTTTCAAAATATGAGTGGCGAAGACTGTCTTAGCAGTCGAGGCTTCTCCATGGAACTGAGTAATCATTCCAATGGGGATGCCTTTAGTGTAGTCGCCTGAGATGATCTTGTTGAGGGCGTAGCTACCAGTTGAAACAAAGCCCATATCGGGCACTTGTTCTGAGAGTAATCCTGCGTTCTTTAGTCGTTTTAATACTGCTTGTTCCATACTATATTATAGATAATTTGACTTTTTGGTTCCACTATAAATCACATCTTTTATGCCATACTTATGGATGAGCCCCTGACAACAAGGGCATGGCTTCGCTAAGTTGTTGTTATGCCTGTAGATATAAATAGTGCTACCTTTGAGGTCTATCCCCATTCTTACAGCTTTATAGATGGCATGGCTCTCTGCGTGTAAAGTTGAGTACTCTCCTGACCCAAACTTAGGATGTGTCTTCCTTACGTTATGAGCTTTCGCTATAACTCTCTTACCTTTGGCTATGGCAGCACCAATCTGAAACCGATGTTTTGACTTCTTGGACTCATTGATTGCTGCCCTCATCGGGGCAGGTTCACTCATTGCCACTTGTCAGGGTAGTAAGCTCCCTCTCCAGTAATTTTAAATTTAGGCAAACCTTCAGGGAAGTGAACTTGTTTTAGCGTTCCTTCTCCTACAAAGTCTGGGTTACATTTCTTACAGTACTGGGGGGGATTCTCATCTCTTTCAGTCATGGACTGGAATACTTCCCAAACGGTTTCACACTTGGTGCATTCCCAATTATAAACGGGCATCTTTCTCTCTCCTTTGTTTTGAGGTTAACCTATGTTTTTTAGGCACTTTCATCATTCGCTTAAACAAAGCGAAGTTTTCTTCTAATCTTCTTCTATTCGCTGGATCTAAGCGGTCAGTCTTTGGGCTGTTCAAAGCCTTTCTTATAATCTTATATGCGGTTTCGTACTCAGCATTTTCGTATAAGCATAAACTCAGCACATCAGGTATCTTCCAATTGTATACATCAGTATCTACTAAACTAAGTTCGCTTGCAGGAAACTTCATACTTGAAGCCTTCTCTAAAAGTATTCTAGCTACTGAGAAATCTCCCTCATGGAAAAACTGTTCAGCCAAATAATAAAAAGCTTCTGCGCGATGAGGAATTACTTCTGTTGCTTTGCCAAAACTCTGAATAGCATCTAGTCTCCTACTGCTATAGTGCTGACATAATCCCATTGAGAGGTGTGCAAGATAAATCTCCTCGTCCCAGTTTGATAGCTCGATAGCCTTTGCATATGCAGTTATCGCCTCTCCATATGCATGTCTCGATTGCTGAGTCATTCCTAGGTTGTAATAGTTACGAGAGCTAGGAGTATCCTCCAACGCCTCCTCTAAAACTGCGATATCATTTAGTATACTAGTCTGACCCTCATGCCTAGCTCCTCCACCAACTGTATAAACTCCAAACGAAGGAATAAACTCTTCGGTTGTAGGGCTTTCACAATAGGGATACTCATGTAGCCCTTCAGCCCACTTCCAATCTAAATCCCCACGAAATAACTGAGCCCTCTTATAAACCCAGGGAGACAAGTGTGTGTATGCCCTAATTAAATCCTTCTTAAATGTAGGAAAGCGTCTAAACTTCTTCTTAGTCAAAGGTTCTTTTCCTTTGAATGGAACTATCTCTTCGTCAGCATCTAGAGTTAGCAAGTAGTCGGCTTTCCCCTTGGCTCTAACGAAAACTAACTCTCTATTGTGCGCGAAATTAACCCACTCATCTTCATAAAGCTCTCCTGGAATACCTTTATCGTCAAAGTATTGCTGGATGAACTCTTGGGTTCCATCATCGGACCCTGTGTCGCCAATGACCCAATAATCCAAGGTAGATACTACACTATCTAACGCTTTCTTTAAAACCGCAATTTCATTCTTTACGATCATACATAAACAAATTGTCTGTTTCATATTATAAATTCGTGTATTTGTTAAGGGAAGGACCTAAGATCTCAAAAGCTTTTAGCAACTCTGTGATTCCTCTCTCTAATGTGTAACGAGGTCTCCAGCCCTGATTCTCAAATTTAGCGTTGGATACAATATAATCTCTCTTATCAGGGTCTTCTGCGATATCGTCGTACTGAATGGAGAAGCCTGGGACCTGTTCTTTGATTTTTTCAGCTAACTCTAGCTTACTCAGATTAGCGGAGGATAGACCAACATTGTATACTCCAGTCATCATCTTTTTGGGATGCGTGTAAAAATGAATTCCTCGCATAAACGCCAATGCAACATCTTGAACGTGAATGTAATTTCTTACAAAGTCTTGCTCGAATAAAACAATATAACCGTCCTTGTAGGCTTTGTATGTAAAATCATTAACTAGTAAATCTAATCGCTGTCTAGGGGATACCCCGAACACGGTAGCTAATCTAAAAACTATCCCTCCATGCTCAAGAACAACCTTCTCCGCATCGCATTTTGTTCTACCGTAATGGCTAATAGGATTAAGAGGCATATCCTCTGTGCATGGAACTCCTTTTTCACCTATACCATAACCACTATTGGTATTGGGGTATACAATCTTTGCTTTAGGCTTGGCGTTTTCACAGAGGAATTTAACATGCTCATAATTTACTGCTGTAGCTAACTCCTTATCTCTCTCACACGCAGGGGCTCCTACGATAGCTGCAAGAGGGATAACAATGTCTGCTTGTTCCACATACTTCTTAAGCTTATCCTGATCACGAACATCCCCATTTACAAACTCAAACTCAGGTCTATAGCAGTACTGAGTTAAAGGTGTTTGCTGGTACATTAAGTTATCGTAAACAATAAGCTTTTTAAATGATTGTAGGTTAGGGTAAGTATCTTTCCACCACCCTCCACGAGGGTCTTTCATGTTAAAGTCCTTAAGACCCCACATTTTTTTAGACTCCATTAGCTTTTGAACTAATACTGTCCCAATATAACCTGCTCCCCCTGTAATTAATATTGTAGGGTTTGGGCAAGGTTCCCAATTTTCTTTTTTGAGGTCTTCATACCCTGGCTTATCCTCTACATCAGCGTTGTATGTAGAAGCATCTTTAATTACCGTTTTGGCGTAAGGGTTAGGGTCTGATTCTTTTCCCTTATCGGTAGGCTCTTGAGTTCCCTCACTCATTACCAGCTAATCTCCCAGTCCTTAAAGTCTGCTGCAAGGCAGTCGGTTTTATAATCTTTTCTCCCTCCGAACTTCTCTTCAATCTTGTTCTTAGCCGTATTTCTAATTCCGTTTAGCCCATGAGTGAGTTCTAAGTCGTTACCATCTTTAATACCTTTTCGGTAGTTTGATTCATTGTGCCAGATATGCAAGTTCATCTGTGATAGAACTACAAGGGCTCTGATAAACTTAGCATCAATTTTCTTGGGAGAAGGATTACTTAACAATTGATCGAGATCATGCATGATCTGGTTTATCTCAATCTTGTATTCATCTTTATTATCAGGAATAAAGACTTCCTTTAGCTGCACGATAGAGAGCCTATCAATAAGCTCTGAAAAGGTCGGTAAGTATTTTCTATATAAATTATCCATGTTGTTGATTTTCCCAGTCCAGTAACTCCTTTAATCCCTTCTCTAGCGGAGTATAGTTAAACTTTAGGATATAAGTTTTAAGTTTTCCGATGTCGAGGCATTTAGACTTAACACCTACGAACTTGTTAGTATTATAGACTATGGTTTTAGAATCATAGGATAATATGTCCGAAATTGTATTGGCGTAGTGCTGGATGCTATACTCTTCACCTCTGCCTATATTGATAACTTCATTTGCCTTTATAAAGAGAACCCCCATCAGTAATTCTACAAAATCGTCAACGTGGATAAGCTCGCGCTCCTGAAGACCGTCTCCCCATAGCTCTACTTCACTCCCATCTCTTGAACTCTTATATATTTTCCTCACTAAATCAAAAATGAAATGGTTATCGTCTTCGTCATACCCTGGACCATACAAAGTAGAAGGGACTAAATACAACCACTCTAGTCCGTGCTGCTTCTCTAAGGCCCTCAATCCCGTCAGGAGCATCCTTTTTGTTTGGGCATAATAGTAGAGGTTTTCTTCAGGCTTTCCCTTCTCATAGAAATCCTCACGCAGAGGGAGGTTAGGGTCATAACTACAGCTAGTCCCCATTGCAACCATCTTAGCCTTCGGATGCCTCTCTGCCCAGAACCTAAGGATATTCGTGTTAATCTGCTGATTGGTAATCCATTGAGTTCCTGAGTTATGCACACACCAGTCACCTGCTTTCGTATTAGCAGCTAAATGAAAGATTACGTCGAAAGGCTTCTGTACGTCATTATCAAAAACTATTAAGTTTTTATAGTCTGACAAGTTCGCAGTTTTTGTATTACACACATAAACTTCCCAACCGTCATACTCTAATCTCTTCACAAGGCTTCTGCCCATGAAGCCTGTGCCTCCTGTAACTAATGCTCTCATGCTTCTAAGACTTTAATTTCGGGAAAAGGAACGATAAACTTAACACCGTTTCCTTTATTCTTCTCTAGAATCTCTTTCTGGAAGTTGTGTGATAGTAACAGATAGTAATCAGGTAAATCGTCAGGTGATTCTTTTACAATAGGAATATTTGACATGGGCAGCATGTTGCCAATTTTAAGCTCGTTAATTTCTACAGCCTTGTCTATAACCTTATTATCAATCCCCTCGTAGTTTAAGAGAGTATTACCCTTTGCTGGTGCGCCATACGCATAGATAGTTTTGCCTTGTTTCTTTAAACTGTTAAGGTATGCATAAAGAACATCTTTCTGATCCCTAATTTTGTCAGCAAAACGAAGGAAGTCTGTTAAAGTAAATTGTCCATCCATCTCCTCGGTGTCATAGTATCTTCCAGTAGGCAGATAGCTATCTCCATGACAAACTTTAACAATTAACGAACCGCTATGAATAGGTGAATGGTATGCGTCAAAGATGTTTAATCCATAAGGTTTTAACAGCTTGCCTAGGCTATCCAATGTGTAGTAACAGAGATGCTCATGGTAGATCATGTCGAAGCTCTGGTTTTTAACCAGTTCCCCTGCATACATGCATTGCACAGTAAATACACCATCCTTCGCCAATAGATACTTAATACCTTCAATTACACTATGAAGCTCTTCTAGGTGAAAGAATACTCCAGCAGCATTAATTAGTTTTGCACTTTTCTCTTTGAACGCCCCTTTAACTAGATCCTTGTTGAAGAATCCGTTTATAGTTACAATACCTGCTTCGCTAGAACGTCTGGCAATCTTATCAGCAGACTCTACATTGATAACATTCTCAAGACCCTGCTTCTTGTATTGAAGTAATTGAGTCCCATCATTCCCCCCAATGTCTACGATAAGGTCTGATGATACTAAATTAAACTGCTCGATGTTCTCTTTTGCAAGATCGTAGAAGTGCTTCTTTAGCGTATCTGTCATACCTGAAAGATAACCGTGATCTTTAAACATTACCTCTTTGGGGACGGTATAATTTAACTGCAACAGATCGCAATGTCTACAAGATACGAGATGAAGAGGGTAAGTCTTTACACTATCACAAGTCTCAGGTGTCACAAGATCGTTGCACCAAGGCTGATCTCCTAGATCTAAAACTGAAATTAAATGGCTTGATCCACAGGATCTGCACTTTTTGGTTTCCATGATTTTCCTTGTTTTATGAGGTCGAACATTTTATCAGTAGTGTAGTCCAACGCTTTATTATAGGCGCTTTCGACCATTCCTTCATAGTCTTTCCAGTTCTTTAAGATCTCATCAATCTTGTCCTCTAGATCCTCTATCGAATCAAAGTAAACAAAATCTTCATCAGGCGTGTAGTAGTCTTCTGATATGCCCCAAGGATCCCTGTACACTAAATTTAAAGTCCTAGACATGGCTGCTTCGTGCATTCTAGACTTAAACTGAGGCAAGATGCGGTTATCCAAATGAGAGAAGGCTTTGCAGGTCTCCCAGCCATCATAATTTTTAATAGTTTGTACATGCGGAGGGTCTAACGGAACTACGTTGTAACAAACAGATATCTTACATTTACTTACTTGAACAATCTTATCACGATGTGATAGATTTTTATGAGTGGCCCAGGGTAGATAATGCTTTGTTCTTTCATTTATTCCTTGAGTCATTGTCATATAGCAATAACAAAAATTTCTCATAACCCGCAGCATCTTCTCATGCTCTTCTGAGTGAATGCCACCAAAATAGCAAACATCCGTATCTTTTTTCGCTACAGGAGGAATATCTCTCTTATTAAAGGGATAAAAAATGTACTTGTATTTAGGAGAATCCTGCCTATTCAACCACTCCACGGTGTAGGGGCATATATTGTAAACTTCTAAAGCATTTGCTGCGTGTTGTATTGGTGTAAAGCCGTGATGGTCTTTTGGTTGTGCAAATTCAGTAGGAGACCATTGATTGATAAGCACTTGGCGATTACCTTCTCTAAGATTTATGATTGAGTCGTAACCATAATACAAGTTATCTTTTGAATCTTCGGAATGGTACTCCTCTAAACCAAATGAAAATGCGTTAGTTTCGGGGACTTCGGCTGATAAGTTTTTGCATATAAACATTAAACTCTTTTAGCAAAAATTTCCCAAGTATCAGAAGCTCTTCCTAGGGTAAAAGGTGGGGTTAGAACCTCAAAACCAAAACGAGTCACATATTGTTCCCAGTAAGCTTTGGTTTGGACGTTACAATGAACGTGATGCTGATCTCCTCCGTACTCCCATGCTGCTGCGGTAAAAACTAAATACGCTCCAGGCTTCGTGTGGTTCTGGATATTTTCCATCATCGCATCACAGGACTCGACAGGGATATGTTCGAAATGCTCCAAAGAGATTACTACATCAAAGAAAACCTTATCACCTTCTTTATCAGTAAAATCTAAAGGTTTATCTGTCCTCGCCCAAAAGTGATTCTCATCTATATGAGGACTTTTATCTTTTACAACCTCATTAGCATCTACAGTTACTGTGGTAATCCCTAGTTGTCGAAACATCTCAGAAAGCATCCCACTTCCTGAGCCGAACTCTAGAATCGTTTTCGGTGCGTACAAATGGGCAATATTTTTGGAGATATGGGAAAAGCAACCTTTAAAAAAATCAATCGTTTGCTTAAAGTCCATCGCAGGCCGATCAGTAAGAACTTTAGTCTCGCCATCCCACCACAGAGCATCGTGATGTTGATACCCTAGCGCAGTCTGATTGTTTTCGTCTACACCAAAATCAGTGCTATCTTTTTGAAAAAAGCCAGTAACATTATTCTTATTATTTTGTAAAATTTTCATATCAAGTCCACTCACGCTGTGATGCGTCTATACCATACTCCTTAAAAATAGGGAGAAGTTCTTCTTTGTACTCCGAGCACCATTTACCTTTTACCAATGCTGATGCAGTATAGGGGAGCACACTACTATCATAGTGGTGCTCTCCACGTTTAGGCTCGTTATCATAGTGATAAAATCCTTGAATTCCTAAGTTGTAGCAAGTCTCATGTGCAGCGACCTCGAATTGCTGGGACATATCTTCTCCCCCAATGTGTAGGTCTGGTCCTTGTGCGTGAATTGCTTTTAAATGATTTGTTCTCCAGAGCGTTGCAGTCTGAGAATAAAAGTAAGGAACGCGGACATCTAAATAACGGAGAGTTTCACCCACTTTAATATTAAAAGGGTCAATCCCTTTTTGTAATCTAATAAATGAAAGATCCTCATTCTCCTCCATTACATTAATATACTCTTGAAGCCTCTCTCTGTCAGGTGAATCATATAGAAGATAGTCCTCGTTCATGTACAGACAATACTTATGATTAACTTGTATGAGCCCCGTAAGGAATTGTGTTCTAAAGTTATGAGTTGCGTCATACAAAACAGAAGTAACTCCTTTAGTGTCGAATGGTGGGTGTTGGTCTGTGAAAAAATACAAAGGCTCTTTCATGTATTTTTGGATTTGACCTATGTACGCTTCCCACAGAATACTGTTCTTGGAATGCGTGTTAGTGATAATGGCTAACTCGTTAATCATAATACTTTGCAATCCTTAAATACTGTGTTAGTGGTTAGGTCTCGGTATCCGTTATTCTCACCGAGATCCTCCACATGCTCTGGGTAGTTCTGCATGAGAGCTAACCCATGAGAAGCCTGTTGCGGTGTCATGTACATATTCCACCCTAACATATCAATGTTATCTTCATGATAGTTCTTCTCACTTCTTCCCTCGTAGCGAGCCTTCCTAAACCACTCAGCAGCAAACTTGTTATCTGTAAGGATCATGCCTCCTTTACCTAGAGGAAGTAGCTTCTTTATGTGGAAAGATAGGCACATCATTGACCCTGGGATATACATATCGGAGGTAAACCTTTTAGCCGCATCAAAAATAGGATAAGGCTCAAGCTTATACACGCCTGACCAATCTCTGTCCTCAAAGACTACCTCCGCTCCAGAGTGGATGATAGACATTGGTACGGACAAGTAAGTGTGCTTTGGGATAGTGACTTGAGTTACATTCAAATACTTGCAGCACAAGAATAATGCATTTGTGCAACTGTCCACAGAAATAGCGTAAGGGGCTCCTGTGTACTCAGCTACTTCCTCCTCAAACATCTTTACGATTTTGTACGGATTATGTTTTTGGCTTTTAAAGGTCATGTTATTTTATTTTGAAGTTGGTAAGCATATTTGGAGATAATGTAGTGCGCTTCTCTAATATTAAGGGTAGGATTACTAATTATAGTCCCCATCCCTCCAATCCCTAAGGATTCCAGCGTTAATTGTCCACTAAATATTCTCCTCCATACTACTTCATCAGCACAATAATATACTTCATTCTTTTCGGGTTCACTGCTGGGCAGACCAATAAAAAATCTTACTTGCAGGTCTCCTGACACTTTAGAAGCTACCACACTCTCCTGCTCCTTGACCAAAGCAGATAAGTAACCTACCCCCTCAGAGGGTCGGATCTGTGTAATTGATTCTTCGTGTTCCAATAGTTCTTGAAGAATCTCATACGGACTTATCGAAGATCCCAAAATTTTAGATTGGTTAGCGTAGCAAAAAAGGCTGTCTGCTCCAACGGTCCTGAAATTATTTTTAACAGATGTTATCTGTGTTGCAAGCCTGTTTCTAATAATAGATAATTTATCTTCTTCTGGGATCTCTGGGTAATGCGAGGGGAAGCAGTCAGCTATTCCTATTTGTGAGTAATAGCTACTGTTTTTATCTTTACACAGACTCTTTATTGTTTTTAAGTGTTCTTTTTCTTGTGGATGCCAATTATCGTTAGCGTGAATAACCACCGAATCTCCTACTTCAATAGTAACAATAGCATCATGATTAGTGTAGTCCGAATTAATGAACGCTCTATAGTAGGCTTCTCCCACTTGAGATCCACTCATACCTACCTCAACCACATTATTAAAACTTTTAGAAGCCCTACTCCTAAGACCAGGGTTTATATGCTGAGGGATTACTACTGTAGATTTAGATAAGTACCTCTTACAAAAATAATCATCAAAGTGATCATCATGACCATGGCTAATAACCACCACCAAATCTTCAGGATTTATATTTATGATTTTTTGGATATCAGCATACGCAGGGGACGGGCTTTGATGCCAGCCTCCAAAAGCGGGAGATATAGGCCAAGGGTCGGTTAGGATATACTTCCCGTTAGATTCAATTAAAAGGCAAGCATGGTTAACAGGATGTATTTTCATAATATTGTATACTTAATACCGCATTTATCAAACGCTTTTTGGCTACCTATATTGTCTTTAAGGATTCGACCTGTTGCCTCTGGATATAATTTCTTTATCTTTGATAGCATGAACGATCCTACTCCCATACCTTGAAGGTCTGGGTCGGTGCAGAACCTAATATCCCCATCAACTACACCGATATAACCTGCGGGGCTACCATATAATAGACATACATAGTAGTTTAATGAGTGTTTTTCCATATAAGCCCTTTGATCTTCTGGGGTTATGGTCGCACTTACCAAAAAACCACTTTGCGTTTCAGGGTGGGTTCTTAGTACTCTTACAAATTCGTAGTACTCAGGGGTTATCTGAACTAGATCCATGAGTCTTCCTGTGTTCCGTACTTATTGTGCATCTTTAATATCCAATGCTGTAAGTAGGCTCGGCTGTGCTTCCACCCCTCCAGACCCATCCAAGGACTTAGGCAGGTTCCTACATCTAAATAAGTGTTATTACTATGTTCTTTGAAGCACTCATGTATGATATAGTTGCTAAGGGTAGAGGCAGAGAACAGGAAGATTGTATTTTCAATATTGTTTGATTTGATCCAGTTCTTAATCTCTTCAACCAAGTGATAATCATTTATGATACAGTTAGTTCCTACTGGGAAGTGCTTAATAATTTTAAGCGGTAGCTCATCAAATTTAGCAGCTTCGTTTGCAACAAAAACAATTTCTTTTTCACAGATTACAGGCAGCATCTCCTGCATGAATCGTGGATAATTATTATTGATAAACAGGTTGGAGTATGTGAGGTGTTCGTCATCCCCCTCACCGCAAAGATCTAACTGCATTTGAAATGCGTCTTTACCTGCTATGTCTTCATCAGCCACTCCTGTCAGACCTTTAAAGTAGTTATGCTGCCTGTATTGGAGGGCCTCAATTAACTTCTCCTGAAAGAAAGAATCCTTCTCAGGGTCAAAGCTTTTATGCTCCTCCTTTGTATACACTCCCGCTCCTGAGCGTTGTCCTGTGATATAGTGGTCATCAGCTAGGACTATCTTTTCACCTTTTAGCATGTAAACTTCTCCATCAGAGAATCGACTAAAAGCAAAGTTCTCTCCATCCTTCAGCTTCTGAAAGATTCGATCAAACTCTCCACTAAAGGTCTTGGCAGACGTATTCTGTGATTTTTCTTGCGGCATTTCCATCTCCAAATGGGCATTCCTGAATTACTAACCTCTTGTGGTTTAGTTTAAAATTGTCTTTCAACGTAAAAGGACTCCTACACATAACTGCCGACTGTGATGGTCTCTCAGTTACCGTCCTGCACACTAGGCATAGCTTTTTAAACCAGCTACACTCCTCTTGAATACCTCCACTATCAGTAATAACCAATTTACAGTCAGCAATTCTTTGAAGCATCTCAGAGTGAGGTAGCGGATCAATTACCTGAACCTTCTTAAATGTCTCTTCTGCAACGTACTTAACTTTAGGATTAGGGTGTGCAGGGAAAACGAAGCTGTACTGTTCGTAGGTGTTTGCAAGATCTTCTATCTCTTTAAACCAATCCCCTAATTTATCAAGATTCTCTCTTCGGTGCATAGTTATCAGAATCTCGTTACTCTCTCCTGGTTCTATGCCTACTAGATTATCAATGGCTGTATTTCCCGTTACAACAATAGTATCCTTCTCGTACCCCTCTACAATCAAGTGAATCTTATCCTGTTTGGTAGGACAAAAATGAACAGAGGCTAACGAGGATATAACTCGCCTATTAGTCTCCTCTGGGTAAGGATTACTTTTATCATAAGTCCTTAGTCCAGCCTCTATGTGATAGACTGGGATTGCTCTGTGGAAAGCTCCTAGAGCGACAGCCATAGCACTAGAAGTATCGCCCTGAACAAAGACCTTAGTTATACCCTTATACAGGTGGTTAGCGTGAGCAAGCACAGAGCCCACTATCGAGTCTAGACGATTCTCTCTATTGAAAATCTGAATCCTATCGTCGTAGTCATCATTCAGCAAGCTAGTATGTTGCCCAATTTGAACAAGCTTAAATTTAACGCTCTCCTTCTTAAACTCTTTAATAAGAGGAAGAAGCTTAATGTACTCAGGTCTAGTTCCGTATGTTAATAAAATCATTTTACACCTAGAACAGTTTCCCAGCCGTTAGTTATGCCATGCGTGATGCATTGAGACCTTTGCGTGTAAAAGTCGCTGATTGGCATCAAAGCTCCGTTGGATGAAGCTTTTTTATCATTTCCATATTGTACTGCTTTCATTGAACTATGTAGGTCAGGATCCGAAACAGGGTGAGGAGGGCAGTAGCATTGTACGCCCCCATGCTTCTTTGCTAAATAACCAAGCTGGATGTCCTCGCCATTCTCAAACGAAAACGGAGTCTCTCTCCACATATAATTTAAATCCTCTCTACGCATAAACCATGCATGTCCAACCAAATCAACAGCCTCAGTTTTCTCATTGAGAACAGGCCAGCCCATTCTTTCATGCTCTATGTAATGTCTACTCTTTAAGATACAACCAGCACCGCCCAAAATACCAGGAGTCTCCTTCATCGTGTTCAGACAGTTTTCAAACCACTTTTTGCCAGGAATAGTATCATCATCGAAAAAAGCCACATACTTAGTTTGAGCCATTAGCCCTATTGCAAATCTCGCGTGATATTTGCAGTTTGTGTCTGATCTAAAAACTTTATTAAAACCTAAATTATAAGCTTTGAACTTCCTGTTCTCAGGAGACCAGTTAATCCACAGCCACACGTTCTCTGGAGCAATACTCTGGTTTCTTATTGCTTCTAATTGCTCTTCCAGGTATTCAGGCCTTTTGTAGCAATTTAAGATTACCGTTATTGATTCAGACACTCTTCCCACCTCTCCCAAATTTCATCCTCAGTGAGGATAGGCTGATTATTACTCTCTCCTCGGAAGGGTATGCCAGCAAGCTTACACTCAGCCTCTACGAGCCCGTAAGTCTCTCGGAGGGATGAGTGGTAGACAGCCTCGATCTTGCCGTACAGAGCCTCACGGTCGGTCTCATGACCTTGTAGGACAGCCTCTCCCCGATCAACGTACTGAGACACTTCTTGATCAAAATACTTCATATCTGTAATGTCACCATAAAGGAACACTTTGTCATATCCATCATCCAGAGCGGCTTGAATGGAAAGATGAGGTCTCTTATGTGGGTCAATGCTACCGATAACTCCAGCACAGTTATTTTCTGGACTCTTCCAAGTAACTTTAGGAACAATTGGAGGGATGACCACTGAAGGATGATCTACACCGTGCCAGTCTTTCTGAGAGTTGCTCACATACTGGATCTGATCATATACGTCTAAATCAAACTGAGCCAAAGGGAACAGATTAGTTTCATGGCAACTTAAAATGTGTTTCTTCCAAGTCTTATCTTTTGGCACATTTAAGAAGTGTGAAATCAAGACCTCTTCTGGCCCAATTAGTAACTTATCCAAAGTAGCCGATTTACACTTATCTAAGTGATATTTGTGGGGTCCGTAAAAGGTACACTCGACACCTCTATCATTTAGTAAATTTGTTAGAGATATGTGGTGATGGGTCGAGCCGCCAGGGTTGGACCAACCACTCAAGATTTTAACACTAGTCATGGATTAGCTCCTTGTACAGCTTGAGACGGTCTCCCACATTCTTATTAAGATCAAAGTTTACGTCTGTAATCTCTTTCAAATTATTACCCATTCTTTCCCTTAGCTTTTTATCCTTAGCAACCCTGCTCAAGACTTTAACCCACTCGGACACCCCTGCATCAGGTTCAATAAGGAAACCAGTTTCTCCGTTTACAATCCACTCGTCATAGCATCCAACATTAGATGCGATAAGAGGAACGGCATACCTACCGCACTCTGCTATTTTGATCTCAGACTTTGAATCATTAAATGCATTCATTTCTAGAGGAGCGATAGCAGCATCCATGTTGGTAAAGAACTGACCATACCTGTCAGCGGGTAATGCGTAATTAATTGTGAAATTAGGAGGACCTTTGAAGCCGCGCATGATAATGCTTTTGTAGTTTTTCCAAACATCAATCTGCCAGTCATCCTCTGGAGTATTAGGAGGAGGGGCTCCGTAGAAATCCCACCTAATATTCTCTCTACCTGCTCTTTGATTAACCATGTGAGGAACGCCAGCAAAGTATTTTACGTCCTGCTCATGATGAATTCCTCCAGCCCAACCGAAGCGACAGTAGTTCTTCTTTGCTCTGGTAGGTTGCATGTTCCATGCAGGTAATTCGTAATCTACTGCGTTTTTAATCACAGCTAATGTGTGAGTGCAGTAGGGTTTGATTCTTTCAGCAAACTTTCTTTGAGTTACTGTTACGAGGTCAGAGTGACTATAGATAAACTTTGTAATATCTGAAAGCCCCTTATCTTTGTACACACCATATAGTCTGTGGCCTTCGTAGAGATCAGTTAAAAGATCGTCTGTATCAAAGTGTACAAACTTACCAAACTCCTTTGCTTTTCCAACCATTCGAGCCGTATAGTTTCCTCCAAAGTTACTGAGGTTGCCAGTAACCATGATGTCACACCACTTAAGGTTCTCAAATTCGAAATCAGGTCTCCACCTGCCAGTAGCCTCATCAAGACCTAAAGGATTCTTATCCCATTTAATCTCGACCTCATCGGGGTATAGTTCTTCAAGCTTCCTGTATGGAGCTATGATTCGGTAGTACGCACAACCACCTTCATTTGCAGGACACGCTAGTATTTTTAATTTATCAGTCATGGTATAAAAATAGAGAGACACCTATTATGATGTCTCTCTATTATAGCTAATGCTTTCTTTACTTAAGCTTTTTTCTTAACTTCTTCTGACACAGCGTGTGCTTCAGCGGAAGCCTCCGAAGAGTGAGCAAGACCCAAACCAGATCCTAGCGCCTTTACTGCTTCTCCAAACTCAACATTCTTATTCATAGGAACAACTGCCATTACCATCTTACCGTAATGCTCACGTTTCCTCGAACTAAAGATAGACCCAAAACCTTCCCAAGCTGCGAGGCTAGGCAAGAAGCCTTTTAGTAGACCCCACACGGTGTCAACCATACCTCCAAAAGAGGTCGCTTCACCTTCAGAGCCTCCAACGACTCCCTCAACAACAGAGCAGGACATTAGACCTGCTCCTAAAATAACAGCAAAAACACATGTAGTAATAATATTTTTCATAACTTAACTCTGGAGCTTAGACAGGTAATCATTATCTGAGGTCTCCTCTGCCTCAGGTGCATTTCTAGATCCCCCTTGTGTGGGACTAATGAGGCTGTCAGCTACCTGCTTGAACTCCTCGTAGTCCTCCAATTTAACCAGATCGTGAATCTCATGGACACTCTCCATGATTGATGCGATCTCGGAATTCGATCCCAAAGGAGAAGCCTTGGGTCGAGGTTGAGACTGGTCGTACTTAGGCCACTGACCGTCCATCTCTTTTACGATCTTGAAGTCGTGACCCTCTGCGGTGTCAGTAATGTCACCGAAGTCCTCATCAAGCATTGCGCCGATGATCTTCTTGAACAGGATAACTCCTACAGAAAGAATCTTAACATCTCCACTCTCTCTATCGAGAATGTTCATGTAGTACCTTGCGCGAGGTTTGATTTGGCGAGCAAGATCCTCGTCCTCTTTGCGACCTGTCTTCCACAGAGCGTAGTAAACATCGCAAATGGGGCAGTTCTCCCCATGTACCTTGCGGCAGTGATGGTTTTTTACATTGCCATCAGGGCCTGTGACACGGTGGATTTTAGTCTCCGCATAGAACTCCCTCTCTTCATCCTTCCAAGGAAGAATACGAACGGCATTACTGCCTTCGGGAATTTGATAGAACTTCTTGAGGAAGTCTGAGTTAGAGTTACCCGCTTGAGGGTTGTTGAGTTGTTCGTGCTTGGCACGAAGTGCATTGAGATCAATAGCCATGTTTAGTTTCCTTATAGTTGGTGGTTAGTTAATGATAGTAATATCACTTGTATAATTTGGTTTCTTCTCGTTTATTTGCAGACGCTTGCTGCAACATATCTTTCTTCTGCTCAAGAGCGCGAACAAGGCCCTTGAGGAGTTCATATTTGAAGGTAGCATCGTCCAGAGCAGTCTGTCTCTGGAAGAACTGCTTGTCAGCGAACACTAGATCGTCGAGATCTTTTGCGGTGAGCTTGACACGAGAGTCGCGTTTCGCTTCTTTGCGAAGCTGTGACATAAATCGTGTGAGTTGGAGGCTCCTTTCTGACACCATCTTCTTTGCCATGCCCATCAATCCATAATAGTACGAGTAGATAGATGCTTGTCGAAACATCTCGTTTTCTACTTCGTACTCATTGAACTGGACGAGAGCATCGCTGATGTCTTTGTAGTTTTCCCATGTAAAATCATCAAGGGACTGAATAAGTTCGTGCATTTTAGTAGCTTGTAGTAGGTGTTTGTGTTGATGCTCCCATGTTCGTAGTCATGGGGACACCATCGGGATTAGCGGTGTATGCGTGAGGGAAGCGTAGTCGGTACTCTTCCTTACTTAATATATCATAGTAGCCAGCAGGATTATATGCGAGATAATCTCCAGGTTTTCCTCTCTTGTACAACCTTCTAGGATTAGTCTGCTCAGATAGTACAGTACCGAAATCTCCAGGCATATAAAAGTAGGTTGCCCCATCTGATTGTCGCACACCTTGAGACCACACAACATTAGAAAAAACCCAATGTCCCTGCATTAATATAGCGACACGGCTAGGCGTTTGTTCTTGACGGGGGAAAATATCATATATACTTAAATCTTTCATAGTAAACCTCTCATTCTATTTAGGTTCACTAATCATTTTCTGCGACAAAAGGTGTTTCAGATTCTGTCATCCGTAGGACTGAATAATCAATCTCCATAGGCACAATGAATCTAGGTCTTCCGTTTCTAGATTTAATCACATACCCACGCATTGCTCCGTTATCAAACTCCTCCTCACTCTGATTAAGAGACATAGCGAAATCACAAGTACGGATCTTTCCATAGGAATCTCCTAGCTCTGCGTCTGTAATAATCTTTACCATCCTACCCTGCCTATTCGTTTGAGTGGCAGTCCAGATGAGCATATTATATTCCATAGCTACGCCTCTAAGCTCCTCTGCAACCTTCTGCTGTGCATGATACTCTTGTTGAACATCCCTTGTGGGCCGCATGAGTTCTAGATAGTCTACAATAAGTAGATCAGGAGTGAACTCATCGTAGTTCTGAAGTTGCACAAGAAGGTTTCGAATTGTGTTGATCGAAGCTTGTCCTGTGGGGAACTCTTTAATAACTAACTCACTTCCAGGAAAGTTGTTTTGGAAAATCGTTAGCCGCTCTTTCACATTCAAGTGAGCGGCTGAGTCCTTAAGTTTACCTTGAGGAATAAGCGTCATTACAGAATCAAATCTCTGCGCGATCTTATCCTCGCTCATCTCTAGTGAGACGTACAGTACCTTGCGACCTTCCATCATGGAATGCACACCTTGGTTTACTAAGAACAAAGACTTTCCTACCCCAGGAGGTGCTACAACCATAGCCATCTCCTTAGAGCCTAGTCCTCCCTCCAATGATTGATTGAGAGAGGGGAGGAATGTCTTATACTTCTCCTCAGTCTTCTTGTTGAAGATTCTATCCCAGCGGTCTGCGAAAGAGGTAAAGTACTCTTGGCCTGTGTCTACATCTCGATTAATCAGGAGTGCTTTTTTAACTAACTCCTCAACCTCTTCTACTCGATCCTCCTGAATCAGAGAGATACTCTGTGAGATTGCAGTCTTCATAGCCTCTTTCTTAGCAAAGCCTTCAACCAAGTCTAGCATATAGTCTTGGTTACTGACCGTAGAGGTGTCTAGATTATTAATGTACTGGAGTTCGTCCTGATAATCGGACACATCCTCACGGGCCTTGATGGTCTTCTTAAGATCCTGTACAATAAAATCATCAGTGGGTAGTTTGTGATACTTATCGTAGTACTCCTTTACTACACCAAAGATCTTCTGGTGACTGGGGAACTCAAAGTAATCAGGCTTGACCAGATTAACGATCTGAAGGTAGAAATCTTTATTAGACTTTAAGAAGTAGAGAATACCGCGCTGGATATTGTCGCTAAAATCGTATGCCATTAGTTAGCTTTGTTTGTTGATGTTTTGGTCTGAAATGTTAATGTCGTAGCCTAGGTTGTCAGCTTTATCATAGGCATCCTCGGTCAGTTTTTTGGCAGTTTTAACTTTCTTTGCTACCTCCTCATCAGATAGCTTTCTAGCTAACCCATCCTCAGCCATCTTCTCATAGTTAAACTTCATTGGCTTGTAGGTTGTAGCCCAGCTATCCCTATCTACAATTCTTCCCTCTGTCTCATTGATGGACCGCTTTAAGAATTTGTCTCCCGCAGTCTTGTCATAGCCCTTCTCGTTAAACTTATCGTACCTACGCTTTACCGTATGGAAATCTCCTGCATTAGAATTATGGTTACCGCAACCATTATCCTTAAAGGAAATTCCTACGTCATGGTTTCCATAATATCGAGCAACATTTTTGTTGCAAAGAGGACAATCATTAGACTTTGGAGCCTTGCCTAGTTCTTCTTCTATTTCCCAAGAAACTTCACACTCTTTGCATAAGTACTCGTACCTAGGCATCATGAATCTCCGATAGCTTTGCGTTGATTTCTATCCACTTATCCTCTGCTTCATCATCAATGCGAATTGCATCTACAGGACACTCAGGCTCACATGCACCACAATCAATACACTCTTCATTGTGTATGAACATGGGTAGATTTGCAAACTCTTCCTTAGGTTCGGTTTCATAAATGCAGTCCACAGGACACACATCTACACAGGCTGTATCTTTTGTGGCTACACAAGCCTCTTGAATTACATACGTCATACGCTAAACGACTCTCCACATCCACAGGTCTTAGACGCTGATGGATTATTAAACGTGAACCCTCTACCCATGAGAGAGCTTTCAAAATCTATAATAGTATCATTAAGATATAAAAAACTCTTTGGATCACAAATTACTTCCATATCCTTTGGCATCCATTCCTTGAGAGATACCTGATCGAGTTCAGTCTTGTTGTCATCAAACCCTAGCGTGTAAGAAAAGCCTGAACAACCTCCTCCTTTCACCCCAACACGAATGAATACTTTGCCTAGGCTCTGCTCATGGA